AGCTTGATTCCCAGTCAGTAGAAATTCGCTTGAACTTACGGCTCCTGCGGATACGCCAACACCAATATTCCCACTCGCATCAACAAACAACCTCCCAGTCCCATTAGTTGCTACCGCTACTTGATCTGCGCCGGGGCTGTAGATGCCGGTGTTGAGATCACCAGTGAACGTAAGTGACGGATCTGCAGCAGTACCTGTATCAAGAATAACATCATTGCCATTAGCATCGAGATCACCACCAAGTTGGGGTGTAGTATCAGTTACGATAGCAAAATTATCAACGTAATTCTTAGTTGCAGCGTCTTGTGCAGAAGTAGGGTCAGTAACGCTGGTGATGCGGCTAGTGCTTACATCAACTGTACCAGTTCCATCTGGATTAAGAACAATGTTACCGTTACTTGTACTGACAATTTGATAACTGTTAACATCAAGATCACCACCAAGTTGAGGAGTAGTATCTTCTACAAGCTCATCAATACCAGAAATCTGTGTATCAACATAAGATTTAGGTGCAGCTTCATCATTAGCAACAGGTGTACCAAGACCAGTAATCTTCTTACCGTTTACATCCAAGTCACCACCAAGTTGAGGAGTAAGATCCGACAACAAATTAAATGCAATAGAACCTTCAGGGATGGTAACGAAACCAAGCTGTTGATCTACTTCAAAGATCGGGTCATCAGTCTGATTACCGCCAATAGTAAACTTACCGTTGTGGTCAGTTGTAGCAGTCCAGATCTTACCGTTATTAAGCTCTGTCTTCTGCTTACTGTCATCAGGTACACCACCATTTTCAGGCAGTGCTCGATAATCAGTACCACTACCAACGTATTCCATTGTATGACCGCTAGAAGCAATCATGGAGCGCAGATAGAACGATACAGCAGCATCATCACTGATTGCACCATTAAGACCTAAGTTAGTGCTACGGTTGTTAGGATCAGGTCGGCTAATCGTAACAGTCCAACCATTACCACCTTCGCTATCAGTGTTAGGTGTAGCAGAAAGAATAGGATAAATAACACTGTTTACCTCAACCAACATGTTAGTTGCAGGACGTTGAGTATCACCAAACCATCCAGCACCAGCAGTAGGTTGGTTAATGTTAAAGGTAATTGATGCATCAGCAGCAGCACCGTCAACATTAGATGTAAAGATAGCTGCAGTTGATTTACCATCAGCAACAAGTGCTTTCTCACCAAAGTCAGTTGTGGATGCAGCAAGGTTTGCCTGACCACCATTCAAAGTTTTAATGTGATACTTATTAAAGAAGGCATAGCTACTGGTGGCTTGGCAATAACCGTTGTTAGTAACAAGAATACCAGGACCATTCAAGCCAACATGGGTGTAGCTATCACATACCATAGAACGTAGTGGTGAAGCACTATTAACAACACTACCATCAACAAGAAGACCACCCCCTGTTGGTGCGGAATCTGTATCACCAGCGGCACCACCAGCAGGAGTGTTAGCATTTAGGTTGCTGTTATCAATCTCAGAATCTGAGAAGTTAGTGCAGTTCTGAATGTACGGAGATTTGGTAATTGTTGCACCGCTATAAAATGCAAAGTTCCAACCCTGATTAGCAGGTAGTTCAGAATCAACAGAGTTACCAGTACCTGAACCAGCCTTCATACCAGTCAATGTCAGGTTTTGAATAAATGAACCACTGTTCAATTCAAACAAAGCATGATTACCTGAACTTTGATCACCTTGAGTTGCAACAGTAGGGTGTACAATACAACTACGTAGTGCTTGACCAATAATAGATACGTTCTTTTTTTGAATTTGAATAGGAGCTGCTTCTTGATACACACCAGCAGCAACAACTACAACACTACCGTCACCATAAAGTGAATCACCATTAATTTGGGTTACAGCAGCTTTAATGGACTTTTTAGGACGACTAATACGGTGTCCATCATTTGCATCATCACCAGAGCTAGCGTCTACATAAACAACCTTAGGTTGGTTGGTAAACGTACCACCAGAAGTAATACCAACCCAGTTAGAACCAGTCCAAACAGAAAGGGTCAAGTCATCATCAACATCAACCCAAGTCTTGCCTGTCTCCCAATCACTTCCAACTGGTGTACTATTTTGAACAAGTGTATCAAAACGCTTTGCAGCAGCAACAGCAGTAAAGATGTTATTCTCCGTAACAGTAGTACTAGCATCCTGCTCTGCTTCAGTAATAATATCTTCGTTTTTAATCTTACTGAAATCAATAGCGTTATCAGCAAGACCAAGGGTAATCGTACCGTCGCCATCATCAGTTACAGTAATACCAGTACCATCAGTACCAATATCATTAGTAATGACACCATCAATACGTTCATCAATAGCTTGAGTAGTAGCAATGTGATCATTATCACTGACCCAAGTCTCAGTGCTTTCAATGGTTTCAGTTAGTTCATCTTGAAACCGTGCATCAATAGCAGCAGTAGTAGCAACCTGACTGTCATTACTAACCCAGGTTTCATTGGATTTAATTGTTTCAGTATCTACGTCCCAAGTATTATTTTTAATCTCTTGGACAGAGTAGTTATTTTGAGTGTAATTACTATTTAAGTCTTCTGCTTTAATAGCAGAACCAGGAAAGAATGTAGCGCTAAGTGTATCAATATTCGTATCACGATAAATACGAATATCTACACCGTTAGCTGGGGCGGTATTAAATTGAACAGTTGTAGCGTTGGCAAGTGTATATGCAGTTGTAGAAGTGCCGTCAAGAGTAATCTTGATGTCGGACTCTTCGATATATGGGAATGTAAAAGAAAAGAGGACGGTTGACCCGTCCCCAGTGTATGTGTTTTGTGTAATTGCCATTGTTTATTTAGAGAATTTCTCCATATGGTCAAGGAACCGTTCAGCAGCAGCTTGATCACCACCCCTGAGATAACTACCAGTGACTTCTTGAATGTACATTTTACGATTAATCGAATCTCGACTAGGTGATGTAGCAGAAGCCATTCTCATAGCTTGACGTAACTCACGATCCAACAGGATGTGGACGCTTTCAAATTCACTTAGATCTGGTTCACGCCCAGCATTAACAGCTTTCATGTAGTTCTTACGGAATTGTTTAGCTTCCGTTGTTTGCATGACACGTTTAATGCCTTCTTTGAACAAACCATCACGACCCATAATATCAGTAATTTCAGATCGTTCTTCAGTCGTCAACTCAACACCCTTACCATTGGTACGGAGAGTAGGACGTGCATCATATTCAATATCAATAAGGAATTGTTTTTCTGGGCTAATCTCACCATTTACTTTCCAAGGCATATAAGTGTTCCACACCCTTGCCAAGAAATTATCAGGGATTCCAACAGGACCACCATCAATCCAATCATATTTAACTGGAAGTTCTCCTTTAACACCAGGCAGACGATTTTGAACCATAGTAAATAGATCCATCTCTACTTCTTTTAGACCAGGATCCATAAGACGAGAGATCTCAGCAAGCTGACTAGAACCAGGAATAGTAGCACTTGTTAGGAAACTAGAAGACCATTTGTTAATAGCTCCAACATCACCCCTAACTACATCAAGGAATGGCTGAATACCAGCAAGCATAGTCTTTTCTGTAACAGAAGATGCAAAGATAAAAGATAACTTTTTAAATTGTTCACCAATATCATTTGCTGATAATGAATCAAAGTTATCTGCTACATCAGCAGTTAATGCTAACCAATTGGTAATAGGACCAAGGTTATCATAACTAACCCACTTACCACCAGGCAAACGAATAGACCGTGGTTTCCAATTAGCATCACGCCTTAGTGCTTGTTTCTGTCTGTTGTAATGACCATTACCAGTAATTCGGTCTGACATAAACAAACTAACAGCACCAGTAACAGCAAGAGCACCTAGAGCTTTACGTCCTTTAATATCAGCACGAATCTCATTGTACTTTGCTCTTGCATTGTAAGGTGTAACTTCAATACCTCTTGAAGTGAGCAATTGCTCAACCTCATCAATTGGCATATCTTCAAAAGGTCTTCTAAATGAATTAAAATCTTTTACAAAGACACCAAGAGGAGTATAAGAAGCCATCAATGAAAGTTCATTAAGAGGAGTTTTAGTGAACAACAAAAATGGTTTTAAAATAGGTGCTCTACGAATCATGGCAGACAATGCATCATTAGCTTTATTGTCAAGATTCAATGCGATCTCACCTGCTGTAGCCTTCACAGCTTTATCAGTAATAAGATCATTTTCATCAAACATTTCCTTACGTACTTTACGGTATAAAGCATCAGCACGTTTAGCATCAAATTCTAGCTTACCACCTTGAGTAATTTCATCAAATGCTCTACCTTTTGCTTCGGCTGTAGCAATCATGGATTGGGTAAATCCATCAAAGGCTTGCATTGCACGATTACCAAACCTAAGCCAAGGATGATTAGCAAGATCATTCATATTATTGACGATCTCCATCATAGTTTGAGGACCGTACTCACCTTGTGCTGCTTTAGCATCAGCAAATGTCTGAAGAATTTCAAGTTGCTTTTCATTCTTCAGACCCATATCATCACGTAATTCAATAAGATTAGGATCAGCTCCTGACCTTTTGAATACTTGATTCATGTACTCAAATGAATCTTGCAGTGTTTCAATGACACTATTATACTGATACCATCCCCTTCTAAGGGTTTCCTTATCACCATGCAATAAAGCACCAACAGAAGCCCTGAATGGTTTTTCAATGAGTTGTGCGGTGTTAGCAATACCAGCTTTAATTGGTGTGGCAAAAGCACTCAATGCACTATTGTACACATTAGAATAAAAACCCTTCATCACAACAGAAGGAATCTCAGGTTGATTATCAATCAATGCTTTACTTAGTACACCAGTAGATTGCTTAACATAGTTATTAAGACGTGTAATGCTATTTACATTACCATCAGTAAACTCATAAGCCATCATCAATGGTGCTAGAAGTTCAGGATTATTGTCTTTAATCTCACGTAAATTGTCAACTGTTACCTTAGCATCTTGTTTAATACGTTCAATAGCAGCAAGGGTTTGGTTCTTTTCATTTTTAATAAGGTTCTGCATTCTTGTGGCTTCAGCCATATTAAATGCTTCAGAACCTTTCTTTGTCATACGATTCCAAAGGTTCAGCATATTCAATGCTCTACCACGAGAATAGGAAGTCATACCCTTTTGTGCCATAAGGAACTCAACCCTATCAAGGATTTGTTCTTGAGCACGTTCAATAGCAGGTGTTCCTTCAGTAAGACGCATACCTTGTGCCATATCAGAAATCTGACCACCCATAGAAGTACCTACATACGCTTGAGAACGCATGTAATCCATGTTCATGTAATCATCCATGTACTTCTTAATAGCACCCATGACACCAGCATAAGCTTCTGACTTAAGTACAGGAGCACCAGTATCAACATCCAAACCTTGATAGTTTTTGATGACACGTTTCAGTTCAGAAACATCCATCTTATAGAAATCAGCAGCAAGCTTTTCTCCAGTTTCTACAACTTCAGCATGACTAATGTATTTACCAGATGCTGTTTTGTAACCATATTCACCAGCATCTTTTAGCTGTTCAGCAAGACCACGAATAATCATTTCTTGATTACCAGAAGCTTCCAAACCATACTTCAGTGCACCTTCAGAGATTACGCTACCAACACGTCCGTAGATACTATCAATGTTTTCCATAACACGAACAGCATCAACAGAAGCACCTACGATACCAAGGTCATCAACAGAACGAATACCTTGCTCTTGATAACCATAAAGATCATGATAACCAAAGATAGGTTCAGATTCATCAAGAGTTTGTTGTACTACCGTCCTAGGGTTTTCTGCAGCTATATTCTCCCAACCTTGACGATTAACATCATCCATGTTTTCCCAGGACTCAGTATAAATACGATTGGCTTCTTCAGGAGAAAGATTAGTTGCCCGAGAAGACATTGATTCAATGTAATACTCTCTACCAGTCATAGGTGTTTCAGTTGTGACCGTTCGACCATCAACGTTATACTCACCAATCTCATCCAATGCTTCAGATCTCCTAGCAGCAGAAGTTTCAACTACTTCCTCAGGAGTACCTTCAATTGTAATGTTTTCTTTAAACCAGTTCTTAGCCTTTTCAGACTCAGGTACCCATTGTGTAGCTCTATCAATACCTCTTGCTGCTTTAAACAGTCTACTAAAACCAAGCAGCACATCAGTACCAACACCAAGATATGTACCTTCTGTTACGTTCTTAGCACGTTTAGTATCAGGACTATCAACATCAAGTGTTGCTACATCATCAGGAATCCAACCAAACCACCGAGGCCAAGTCTTACGAAGTGTACCAGCAAGGTTATCATCCTCTTGGTTAAGTTCTACTGTATAGTCTACAAAGGCCCCTGCACCGGCTCCAAAGGCTGCTTCACCAATCTTACGTACAGCAGGGTCAGAGAGAAACTTAGAGCCCTTTGCAGCACCTCTCAGGGCTGGTATACCCGCACCAGAAAGTAGAAGTGTAGGAATAACAATAGAAGAAATTTCCCTTACACTTTGCATAACATCACTTTCAAACTTAGGTACTTTGGGAATGTTTACATTAGGAATTAAATTCAGTAAATCAGCAGCAAAGTCCAACATACTTGTAGGGGCTGCTAATGCTGCTTCAAATGACCCCCTAGGATCAGTGGCAAACGTCCCTAGTTCACCACCAATCTGTACATCACGAATACTAGGTCTCTTTTGTTTAGAGTCGGTCGTCTGACCGACGACCTCAGTGGGTTCTTTCATAACCGGTACCGTAGCAGCCGGTTTGGGAACCTTAGGTTGTTCAACTTGTTGGGTTTCTAACTGCTCTAGTTGAGATTGAACTTGTTGTTGTTCAAGAAGAATCTTTTGACGTTGTTCTTCAGTTAGCTCAGGCATACCTGCCAACAGTTGCTCTTCATAATCGTTCATAGTTTACCTAACAGCATTAATCATTGCACGTTCTTGTGCTGTAGCGTTGAGATCAGCACCAACCCATTGACCGATTCCATTAGCTGAATTACGTAGCAACCAAAGTGCCATCTTATCTTGGATATCAGGTGTAAATTTAGTATTAGGATTAATACCCATTTGACTTACAACACTAGCCAAAGTAAGACCAATAAATTGATACCTCCCGACAGCGTGGAGTTTACCTTGATTGAACCATTGTTGCATACTCATACTAGGCCCAGGATCAGCTTGAAGAGTCATAATCTCTGCAATCGTTAGGCTAGTAAGAGGTCGATTGCCGTGTTGCGGCATCAAACTAAACGGACCACGATAACCGAGGACTTCTGTTCCTCCTTTTGCTCCACCTTGATTCACTGCATCATACCCACCAGAACTTTCGGATTCATATGCAGCAATAGCATCTAAAGCAGCACGTTCATTAGAGCTGACATTACCCCTAATTGGAGCAGTAGCAACCCCTCCAAATGTCGTAGCATTAGCCCTGTTGACACGATCATTAGTCCTATACGTATCATATAACCTACGAATAACAGGAGGTACACTTGCTTTAATATCTTTCAATAGAGTATCTTTGGGTTCGATTGGATCAACATCAATTCCACTAGCAAGATAATTAATAAATGTCAAAGGATCAACACCCATTAATGCCGCTCCAGCTTTAATCATAGGTGGGGCTTCTTTCCCGGCATACATTGCATTATAGGCTTCATGGAAGTTAGCGTGACCAACAGCATTAAAGGCATACTTTGGATCATTTCTAAATTTAGGTTTTATAATTTCACCCAGAAGTTTGTTATAATTGTTTAATGATTGACCAGCTTCTTGGGCATCTTCTTTAATTTGATTTTCAATCTCACTGTACCTACCTTCAGTGGTAATAGCACCAGGAGTTTCTTGAAGTGTTTTAATTTGCTGTAAAGTTAAAGATAATGCTTCTTCAGGCGATTCAAGACGAGCAAGATTCTGTTTGTATTGACGCTTATACTTATCTTGCATCAAAATAACAGAGTAGTTAGAAGCACCTGTAATTGGTGCAGCCTTAATCCTTGGGTCCTGACTGACAGCAGCTTCAATTGATTTTATGTGTGACTTAACCACAGGGGTGTCATACATCTTCATCATATTTTGCACAGTCGGTAAAAACTGATTTTTAATCTTCTGTGACACCTGTGTGGTGCTAAGAATATCCATAGCTTCCTTATACCTACCATCATCCAACAACTTAGTTAGTTGGACTTCTTGCTGCCTACGGATGAACTCAGGGGCAGAGTTCTCAACGACAAAATCAACAACAGGACTATCCGAAACACCTAATTGAATAGCCCTATTTTTAATTTCATTGACTTCAGCTTCATCAAAGATCCCATCTTCATCTACACCGAATGAATCAGCAAGTTGTGCAAGTTGAGCATTAGCCTCCATCTCACGTTGAGTTTGACTGAGGTTATAATCAGAAACACTTTGACGTTTAGATGTCCTGATAGCTGAAGCTAGCTGTGCAGCAATATCAGGGTACTGTTTAGCAATAGTAGTTGTTTGATTACCAATAGTCAAAGGATAATCAAGAACCTGCTGTGCTTCCTCGGGTGAAACCATACCACTCTTCAAACCATTCTCCGTCCAATCAGCTAGCGCTTCACGCTTCCACCGAGCTGGATCGGTTTGAATCTGTTGCATTACAGCATCAATACCACCACTCTTCACAAACTCAGTTTGAAGGTTTTCTTGGTACTGAAGAGGGATTTCTTTTTTCCTTTTAGCTGCTGCTTCACGGCTAATACCAGACACAATTTGAGTACCGTATGATCTAATCTGTCTAAGTAGACCAGATTTTTCCAGCATCTCTGGCCTTGCATTAGGTAGGTTCTCAGTTATGTATTCAGACGTGAACGACCTAAGCCGTGCTTGAACTTGCTCTGGAGTAGCGTCAGGACCAAGTTCTTGAATTATTTTATCAGTAGCAACAGTATACTTAAGATACTCTTGTTGATAAGCTGCTTGGGTGTTTAAATAACGCTGGGGTGGGTTATTACGAGATAGATTATAAAGGCTACGAACTTGATCCTCAGAAGCTCCAGAGTCAATGAAGTTCTTGACAACCTCAGTCTGCCTAAATGCAGAACTAGATAGGTTACGGTCAAGTTTAGAAACTTCATACAATGTCTTATAATCAACACCAGCTTCAATTACATTCTGAATAGCAAGTGTTTGAAGTTTTTTTTGACGGTTTTCTTCAAACTGACCGGCAAGTTCAAATGCAGTATTAGAAAAAGAACTGAGATCTTTATAAAATTGTTGAGTTTGAGCAGCTTGAATCTGATCATTCCTCAACGCGATCTCAGTGTCCCGCCTCAATGTATCTTGAAATGCTTTACGGTTCTGTGTTTCAAATTGAAAGTTATTTTCTCTAGTTTGTTGCTCAACTTCATTGGCTTGTTGTTGAGCACGGAGGTAAATCTCTTGATTCTTTTGCAGGAACGCCTGTGCCGTGTTCATACCACGGACAATACGTTGTGTCTGCTCTTTAATTTTACCTGTTTCGTCAGGGACTTTCAACTGGTTCTCAGCAAAACTCCCCTGTTTAGCAAATTGTTTGTATTTAGCCATAGTTATTAGGGTTTACTCTTGAAAAGACCAGTGTCATACCCAAGACTAGCAAAGCTAGTAATACCTTGCATCACACCTTGAGCCAACGGAGAGAACGTGCTTTGCTGAGCAGCAACAGCTTCCTGTGGTTTAGGTAAAGGTTTAGGTTTATAGATTGGAGTCCACTCAGGACGTGGTAGTGCAAACGGTACAGGGATTGGAGGTGCAATCTCAGGTAACAATTCAATACTGTTGATTGCCGCTGTATCAGCTTGCAATCGTTGCAGTTGGAACTGCTTACGAATAACAGCATCAGATGCACCAAGATTATCTCTAGCAGCAGCAAACTGTGCTTGATCCATAAGCAACTGACCGTTGATCTTTTCGTAGTCAAGGTCAATGGCTCCCTCAGCAAACATCAACTGTTGAACAATTGAATCTTGGTTATTAATTAATTGCTGCACTGCTCCTGCTCTCTGTGCTCCAGCCTCAGCACTAATACCTTGCTGTAGTTTACGAGCACTACGACCAGCTTGACCGACAGCTCTAGCACTACCTTGAGCCTTGAGTTGTTCTAAACGATTTTGTTGAAGAGATAGTTTAGTTTCTGTTTGAGCAGTACGTAGTGCTAATCCAGCCTCCCCTTTAACTTGACGACGCTTTAGATTAAGACCAGATACAGCAATACCATAATCAAACATGGTCTGCTGTTCATCAAAAGCAAACCCAAGCATCTGTTCCTGCATGTAACGATCTTGCTGCAGGTTAGCCATCTGCTGAGCCATATCGTTGTAGCTTACTTGTTGAGTAGCTTGAGCAACGGATTGGTTATAAACACGATTAGCTTGGTTAAACTCATAATCACGAATACCCATAAGGTATCCATACTCTTGAGCTAGGTTTGCTTCACGGTATTGTAGATCAGCTGCATAGTTGCGTTTTGCAATCTCTTGAGATTCTACTTGAAACTCATATTGACGTTTCTGTTCTCGGTTCTGATACTCCCAAACACTCTCGTTATACTTATTCTGAGCCTTAGCTGCTTTACGAGCATCTTTATTAGATTTAGATGCAGCAGAAGAACCAAAGATACCAGAAGCAATACCTGTTGCTGCTCCAATAGCAGGTAATATCCAAGCTGCCATTCTCAGACCCTCCTATAGAATCGTGGTGTGTACTTTCCTTCCCACATCATTGCATTAATAGCAACGGGAAACGGTGAATCATTAAACATTCTTACTAAAAAATTTTCTGTACGTTGATGGATGGGTAAGGTGAATACATTTTCATTATCTAGTGGTACATCATTAGCAAGATAATAATTAGCTTCAATAACTGGTTGAATGTCATACCACTCACTACGACCCTTAGCCTGTAACTTAAAGCTCATCATACCAGACAAACCAACAGCAAACTTCATACGTGAGATGGTGAGGTTAGCTGTAAAGTCAGTATCAGTTTGACCAGGACGGAAGTAAATACGTGGTAGTTTTACGTCAAAGTCATACCTAAAACCAACAACCACATCAGATGCAACACTTGTCAGATCCTTACCAGTGATACTGAAATAGTCACCAGTACCATCTGTACCACGATCAGGTGTTACGTTAAATCCAGACTCAACAAATGAACCGCCAGACGTGTCACCTTTAATAACAATAATCGGATTCAATGTTGATACATCGTTAAAAGGTAGATAGCATTTAGTTGTCTTCGTAGCACTGTCATAAGTCACACTAGAAGCAACAGCATACAAGTCAACACACGGGTTAACTTTTTCACCTTGGTTATTAACAATAATGCCTTGTTCTGGTGCTTGACTGAGGACAGCTTTGCTGATGGTAAACTGGTCAGCTTGTTTAGTGACAGCATACATATTATCAGAACTTGTCACTAGAAACTGAACAGTGCCAGGCATCAACCAACTGAACCAAGCCTGCATCAAGTTATCCTTACCGTTGTTGTAATAAGCAAATAGGAATACTTCATTTAAGCTCTGACCACTCAATGCAATCAAGGAGTTCTGTGGACTAGCAATAATAGAATCCACATCAGGACTAATCCACTCCTTCACCACACGACTGATATCAAGAACTTGGGGGTTCTCTTGTTGACCCCTTGTTACCATACCAAACACACGGGAATACCCAGGAGTCTTACTGATGAAGTTAATGTTAGTACCAACATCAACAGGTTCAATAGTTTTATCCATCTCATAATTAGAGATAGTTCTGATAGTTGTCAATGCTGGGGTTAACACACCAGTATCAGAAAACATAATAAATTGCTGATCTTCCGAAAACAACACAACACCTTGAGCTGTAGGAATTACAGCATGTAGTGCAGTTGGTCGGATGGAAGAACAACTAATGTCGATAGGATCAGAATCAATAATAGTTTGAGCAGAAGCGTGGTAGAAGTTATAAAAATCACCAGCTTGACTCATCGATACATTATCCTGTGACAAAAAACCAAGACGGTTGTTATGAAAGAATCCAGCAGTAATCTTTTGCCCAACAAAGCTAGGGTGTTCATTGGTTTCATCATCACCAACCAACCTATCTTCATAACTAATTTGCCTAAAGACAAATGTATCAGTAGCAGTATTAATTAACTCATGTGGCATCGTCGAAGCAGTCAACCCAGGAGATACATCAGGAGCAATAGTTTCCTCCCAATACCCCCTACCTGATACACCATCATCAGCAACAAATTTAACGTAGTAATCATCAAGGCTGGAAGAAGTATTAATAATCTTGACAACACGACCGTGGTTAGATTGATCAGGAAGTTTACCTACGTTATTGACTTGATCTTGAAATACATACAACCCTTGTGTATCAATACCACCTTGAGCAGAGATCGTAAAGGAAGCAGGAACACCACCATTGACACGAGTAATCAATAAGCTGTATCCATAGACAGTAAGAGTCCACGTACCAGCAAAGTCAGGATTAGATGCAGCTTGTTGAGCAGCAATGAGAGCATCTAACGCATCACGGAGGTGGTGGTTTGTATTAACAGAACCACTGTTATCCAACATATCTTCATATGTCGTCCCGGATTGAGGTGTTACAGTAGCATCTAATCCTTGCAGAGTTATTGTATACTCAAAGTCCGCAATTAACGAATTCAATACAACAATAGCTTGTGTATTAGGATAGGAAGTAGGAGCAGCTTGAGTAGTTACTGTGACACTATCATTAATGATAATGCTGGTATCTTGAATAGTAATGAGCTTATAGTTATCTTTAGTACCACTAAGATACCCCGTACCGTCTGGATAGGTTACAGTGCAGGTGTTACCAGTTTCAGCATTCCAAATATTAATGGAAGTACCTTTGATAACACCAATGTATTCTTCATCGTCATCACGGTTAATATAAAACCACTTACCATCATCATAAGTAGTACCAGTACCGATGTTTACAATGTGTTCAAACCCAGGTCGTTTAGTTAATCCAAAAGTAGGATCAGGGTATCCGTTATAGCACTCACGGACCTGACCGGGTAGTTTCTTATCATCTGATTGTTTGGATACCCCACCGAGGTAACTTGTAATCCGTTGAGTAACTGCTGCCATTATCTATAAAGAGCTTGGAATGGTTTGTAAGAACGATAGTTATTAGTCTCTGAACCATGACCGAAGTACGTGTAATCACCTTGATTGCATTCATACTCCATTGCCATAGCGCGAGTAAAAGCTTCCTTTTGTTGAAGGATTTGGTATTGATTAGGGTCACCAACAATACGACTAGATACAATAGCTGCTGATCTAGCAGTAATAAAATCTTGAATAGGTCGGGGGAGATCTACCCAATCAAAGAGCCAAATAATGTCACACTCAACATTTTCTTTGCCCTCAGCCCAAGTGTAAGAGTGACTAATTTTGTCGTATAATTTACCACTACGACGTACAACATCATACCCCATATTATTTGGATTATCAGATAAGTCAATCTGAAGCATATTATTGGGGATTAAAATTTCATTATTATTATCAGGAACCATTTCATAATTTAGTTCCTTGTTGAACGACCATCCCTCAGCCTGTACTTCCCTGGAGACTTCAAGAAGAGTCTGGTAAGCAATCGCAACGTCCGGGTTGGTTTGATCTAGGGTAGTCACAGGCGCTTGACCACATGACTGCAGAATTTGATTTACAGCAGGTAGTTCCTGTGCTGAGTTAGTGGTAGGAAAAGCCATATAGATAAAAAAAAGGGGACCCCGAAGGATCCCCCATAAAGAACAAAATCAGAATGCAGAAGGAGCAGAAGCACCAACATACAGTTCAACAGAAGCAGCAGGGTTGAGGTAGTCAGCACCACAAGCCATGCGACCCAGCATCACGTCACCCTGATAAATCACGGAAACGTCACCGCTAGTCACTTGGACTTGGGGACCAATTGCTTCAACCATACCAGCAGCCTCTTTCTGGAAGATAAGGCCGCAGGACTTAGCACCAACTTCAGCAGCAGTACCATAGTCATTGTTGACACCAGTGGTTGCACCGGAAGCATTCTCCAGAGCAGGTCCAACGAAGTCACCAGTATTGGTAGGAGAGGTCACACCAGTGGTGCCCCCATAAGCAGTACCATACTTACCCAGGAACGGGATGTTCATGGACTTGTAGATACGGATACCAGCGATCTCAATGATGCCGTTACCGGACTGCAGAGCAGTACCTTGTTCGTCACGGTTGATCAGGTAAGCACCGGATCCAGAACCACCAACACCTTGGATCAGTTCATAGTACTGACGGGGGTTGAGGACAGCCACACGACCTTCACCACTCACACCCTTCTCATCAAGGGCAGCAGCAGCGTCATAGAAAGCAGCAACAAGGTTGCTTGCCACATAAGCATCAGAATCGTTAGCGGTAGCACCAACACGAATCTGAGTACCACCTGGCTCTACATAGTTAGTAGCAGACACAGGAGAAGCAGCACGAGCACCACGAGTGATAGCACGGAATGCCAGACGGTCATATTTTTCTGCCAGAGCATAGCCGATCTTACGGCTGATCTCAGAGCGCAGATCATAATGAGAAAGAACTTCATCAAGCTCATACACGAAAGCAGAGCTGATCAGCAGGTCATCACAGGTGATGGTCTTCTCGGCCACCGGGGGTGCACCGTTGCTGTCACCAAGAATGCTGTTTCCAGGAGTATGGAACTCAGAGCTGGTACGACCCGTGAAGATGAACTGCAAAGATTTGCCGTTCTTCAGGGTACGCTTCATGATCAGATCCCGAGCAATAGTGTTGTGCTGGAATCCTTTGAACATCTCACCGCTAAAAAGCTTGAGATACAGGGCGCGGCGATCCGCACCGAAATTAGATGAACCCGGTACAGTAAGCTGTGCGGGGTTCACAGAAGATTGAAATGCCATTTTTCTTAAAATTAGAGTTCAGTATCGTCTAAAACATTTAATGTTTTGTAGGCACGACGTTCTCCAAGATAAGGTAGAAGTTGTTCTAGAATTACCTTACACTGTTTACCAACAATTTGCCACTCATATTGGGTTTTGTGGGGATGACGCTCGCGAGTGCGTACATTTCCCAGCCCAAATAAAGCTACAAATTTATTGACAACATCTTTATCAGTCATAGTAAGACCGATTTTAGGATATTTCCCATTGCGTGTAATGTAACCTTCTCCTTCAAAGAGCCCGGCAGCCCAGGCAATTTGCAAATTTGTTACCATGGTTTTTAAAGTTTTGAGATCTTAGGGCGTCTCAGTGCCACAGCTGCGGCAAAGGGTATCGGACGTATCCGGCCAATGCCAATAGGAATCAGGTCCGACTCTGAGGTGCCTGATTCCCGTTCGGGAGTATTAGATAACTCTCTGGCAAATAGCGTAGTAATGTTTCCTATCATCAAGCCCGTTATACCCACCATTAACACGGAGAGTAACTTGCTCTACTGTAGGATTAGTATCACACAATTCGTTCATTCCATTTGACTGCCACCAATAACCAGCAGAGGAGAATGGATAATGTTCAGCAACATAATCCACTCCTTCCATTACTCTAGGATCACCAATGTAATCAGAGAACTTCTGGTAGTTGTAACGTCCAGAGAGTTGGATATATCCAGCCCCCTTGTACAAAGGACCATCTCCAGGTTCTGTATTACCGATGTCAGTTCTACCCTCTAGATACCATCCATCACTGATCTCTTTTTTCCAACGTCCTCCACCAGACTCATGAGCAGTCTGACTAAGGAAATGTCTAATACGAGAAGGGGTAGTAATTTGAAATCTTTCAAGACATTTGTTCAGTTCAGCAACTTCATGGTTTTTAATTACTGTAACAGAACATTGCCAAACTTCAGCTAGTTGTCGTTTTGTTACATAAACATAACTAGCTCGTTTGTTCCTATACTGTTTAGCAAACTCTTCTAGTTGATCATTAGTGAGTTGGGATTGCAACCACTTAAAAGCTTGTTTTTGATGTACCTCTTCTTTGTAGTAAAGAGCAGCATCAGTGAGGTTGATAGTCATTTTTTCTTAGCAGTTTTAGCAGCTCTTTTAAAGTTAGCAGCAGTAGGAGCACCTTTGCTCCCAGGCTTACGCATCTTCTCGCCAGAGCCCGCAGCGATTCTTTTACGCTTTGCGTGAATGTTCGAATAAAGACCTTGTTTAGCCATAAGATGTCTTCCCTTTTCTTTTTACTAGAGGAAGTTGTGGGCCAGTACGTTTCATAAACGTATCTTTCTCATTAGGGTTAGTTGTTCCCTTACCCTTATCATAAATCTTCTTACCTTTCATTGCTCCCCTATGTCCGGGGCCAATTTCATAGGAAGGAGCAGATGAAACAAAGTTACTATCGAAAGCTTTTTGATCTACTTTTTTGTTTTTCATTAGCATTTCCATTTACGTAGAGCAAGAGCCTTTCGTGTTGGACGACCCTTCTCATCTTTCATTGGTCCCTTAACACCAGACATTCTAGCACAGAAGGAACGCTTACGGGGTCCACCTTTAGGCTGTGGTGCCTTCAGGTTGGATCCCGTTTCTCTATTGTATTTTTCCCGCCCTGCTTTTGTCAAGCCACCAGAGCGGGATTTATGTTTACCAATTTTTAGGCTAACACTAGGCTTACTTTTTGTAGCCACCTTTGCCACCTTTCTTCTTACCACATGCCATCACCATACTCCGGGGATAATTTGTCCAGTCAATGAATACGCACCAAGCGCAGCAATAACGCCCAGCATAGCCAGGCGTCCATTCAGCATCTCTGCTCGTTCGTTATAAGTCACAGTGTATTCTTTATTCATTGGGTGTTGTTTATTAAAAATTAATGTTGGAGCGTTCAAGTTTTTGAATAACATCCTGACGGTATGCAGGATCTTTGTCATACCTAGGATCACTCATTGCTTGAACGAGTTCTGCCTGGCTACGGAATGAACCATTGGGATTAGTGGGAGCCTTACCTTTAACAAGGTTACCCTCCACACCATTAGCATCTTGAAAACGATAAGTCAAAGCTTGTACAGCGAAAAAAGCAGCAGCAGGATCTCCTCGATCCATAATGGAATCATACATATCAATCTCTTGTTGGGAAAGATTTTCTCCTGCCCATCCAAGCATTTGATTGTATTGTTCTTCTCCTCCAGCAAAACCCTTCAACTGCTTGACATCCTCACCAGACAATACTTGCTTGGTTTGGTTTTCAGACTGTGAACGGTAATCCAAGTACATCTTTGCAAGTTCACTTGGATCAGTGCTAGAGAGTTCTTTCAAGGTTTCTTCACTAACATTTTCGTTGCTAGCTTCTTCCCATAGTTTATCAAGAATAGAAGGACCCTCTTCTGGTTGCTCTTCTTCTTGCTGTTCCTCTGGTGATGTCTCATTAGGAGATTCACCAAGTTTCTTTTGAAGCTCAATATAAGCAGCTTCTAACTCTTCTGCATTTTTATATTTACCAGCAAGCATTGTTTCTTGCTGTTGAGCCATCTCTTCCCCAACCTGTAGGGACTCTTGCTCATCTGCATTGAGTTCTCCCGGGGCTGTCTCCTCCGAGATCATGGACATTACTTCAGCCATATTAGCTAGGTGGTTGTTGTTGTAGTTGTGGATTTAATTCAGGGTTCTTAGATGGGTCATTGATTGGTGCCTTCATAGCATCAACTTCCATCTGTTGTTGTTGCATTGCCATCTGTTGTTCCATAGCAGCTTGACGTTCACCCTGTACTTCTTGCATAGAACGTACAAGATTAAGAACATCAATACCCTGTGCTGCAGCCAGACGTTTAATAACTTCATCAGTGTTAATAAACTGTGCAATGGAATCTGGACCAACAGTTTGAGCAAGAACAGTAAGAAACTGAGCTAGGCTTTCACGATCTTGTCCTCTACCAAGTGCATTAATACCAGCAACAATAGTTGGCTTGACAATATTCTTTGGAATACGTGGGATCTCTCCCTTCTTCTGAGCATCACTCAGTTTACGATTAAGATATGGCACAAGGAAGTCAACAGTCAATAGAGAGAATAGCCCTCCAAGTTGCTGTTCCAATTCCATTTGTGTCATGCGTACCTCTTCTGCAGTTGTACGCTCACTGTTCCTTACATTAAGAATAAGGAATGCTTCACTCAACCTACGTTCAAATGTTTGTGTCATCTCATAGGCAGTCCTGAAGTCAGCAGTCTTGCCCACTTGCACAACCCCCACATCGTCAGGTCGGCCTTGAATGATAGCACCGTTCCCAGCACCGGCTAGAGTGGATGGTTTAGTGGTGCTTGAGGGGCTAACTAGGAAGACGACTTTAGCGGCTGCTGCAGAGCCTTCTACAAGGGCCTGAGTAAGTGCTTCGAGGGATTTAAGGTCACCGATAAACTGACCTGCTCTTCCTCGTCCGTAGCTCTCACCATCAACAGTGTTAAATCTAAGTGGAATCCAAGGGTTCACATCAACTGGTGACTTACCTTGTGATCCTTTGATGACGTAATCATATACTTCCTGATGCCACACAAAACGATTGTTATCTCGCTTCACATGGGTGTATACATCACAGTCGTCATCAGAATCATCTTCATCTGATGTAACAAGTTTACCATTAAAGTAATCTTTAGGTAAACGATCTTCAATTAATTTTTTTGAAATGCGTTCTTTAGTGACTATTTCAATCACATTACCGTTGCCATCACGGTCTACAACGTAGCGATTCAAAGGATAAAGCTTAAGGCCATCCTTACCCATAAAAACTAAAGCATTACCCCCAACTACAAGATGGAGAAGTGCTTGGTGTACAACCACTCTGTCATCTGATGCTGCAATTGATTCAAGAATAATACGTTCAATTTTTGCAAAGGATAGGTCAAGTTCAGATTTAATTTCAGGTCCAAACTCTTCACCTAATTGACTCTCATCAACTTGTAGTTTAAAGAAACTGGTTTGAACGGGGAGTAGAGCTAACATCAATTTAGATGCTAGAGTAACTACCCCCTTCGCTCCAACACTTTGAAACGGTGTAATGAGACTCTTCATCCCCATGTGGTATTCTTCAGGACCACGGATAAGGTATGGAAGTGTAAGCTCTGATGCCTGTTCAGCTTCGTCTAAGAACTGAGCACGATCTTTAGATAAATAGTCGTATCTAGTTTTAGCTGACATTTGTTAATTACATAAATGATCCAGAGGCAGCACGTCCAGCAGCATCTGTAGAAATTGTTAGACCACTTGAAGGTACATTCAAGGATCCAATACGCATACCCTGACGGCCAAAGTAACCAGTTGTACCACGACGAGTGAGACCCTGTTGGGTAGTACCAGATTTAGCCATCTTCACCTCAGCAGGAGCACGATCACGTTGAGCCAATCCAATCATCATCTGACGTTGAGACTCCTCAGCTTGTTGTTGAGCAGCAGCAAGTTGTGCTTGTGATTGTTGTTGAAAAGTTTGGAACTGTTGTTGTTGTTGTTGGTACTGTTTCTGTGCTTGAGATTGGTAAGCACTGAGTTGTTGTTGTGCTTGAGATTGGTAAGCAGCAAATTGGTTTTGATAGGATTGAGTTTGCTGCCCCATCTGAGACTGGAAGCTAGCTTGTGCATCAGCTAATGCCTTTTGCAATGCTGCTACCTGATTAGCACTTTGGTTTGTACTGACCGTGGGAGTAGTTGGTGCCTGAACCTGTAGCCTTGTTAGAGGGGCAGGGGCAGGTTTAGGGGGAGGAGCAGGGGCAGGGGGAGGAGCAGGTTTAGGTTGCTTTTTGGATTTCGGTGGAGAATAGCCGACAAGTCTATAGAAGACGCCGCCCTCATCATTCATTGGTTCATACTGGAAACCAGCTGCTCTAGCAGCCTTATATTCCAGACTATCGTCATCAGCAAAGTATTTCATCCGTTCTCCTCCATATAATTAATGACCCACTCAACGACACTACGCTGACCAGATCGGTACATAATCTTTTCCATTGTATCTTCAGGTGTAGGGTTGGTGGGTGGAAATGTTTCTTCTAGTTTTGCTAACATCGCATTAGCTGTCATGCCACGAACATCTAATAGACTAAGCGTATTGGGGGAGGTTGACATTACTATGTTCAAAGAATGCTGGCATCCTAGCAGACCGTGTAGCGGAAAGCTCAGGAGCCTTACCTTCATACATCAGCCGATCACTAGAATCCAACCAAAATTTTTTGCTCAAATATTTATCAGGCGATACATCTTTCAACGGTTGCATAACCCAATTGATAGTAGCCTTCCTCAGTTTATCCAAGGAATTAGACGGTCGGAGTCCCAACTCGCTGCAGACGAGCGAGTTACAGGCAACGTGGATCTGTTCATCCCGAGAGATGTCGGCACTGACTGTTCGCATACCAGCGTCACCATTAAAGCGAAAGAAAGGGAGAAGAACGAAGAAAATTGCACGTTCGGCAACCATTGCTTTGCAGACCGTGTGATCTGGATGCGTAACCCACGCCTTGCGGAGAGCCATCGCTTCCTTTTCAGCTTGAGGATCAACGCCGTAAGCATTGGCGATGTAACCAAGAGCCAAGTCGTGATTCTCTTCATCCCTGACATTCGACACAAGTAGATCCCTTGCCAGATCCGGGATGTCAGTGGCCAAAGCATCATTGATAAAATCTCCCACAGGTAGTTCCATATGTCTCAATGCAAGAGCACGGTAGATTGCCTCCTCCGCACCTTCTTTGCAAGTACCAGCACTTGTCTGCACTGGTGTCCATTTGCGTTTGCGTTCTTGTAGCTTTTGATAAGGATTCATTCTTGACAATTACAACTAAGGTCGTTTTCATTGAATAAATTGTTCAGGTAATCATCAACTTCAGCCTCATCAAGAGCAGCATACGCATCAGATTTATCCTGAACATTTCCCATTACTTGTAGGGAATAATAAAGAGAAGTCTGGGGCGAGTCTAGCCACTGCTCAATGAATCCTTCATTATAGGTTACAATATCACTCCAAGAATTGAAGCTGTAACCATGAGCAAGTCCAGTTCTTGAAAGAAGGGTCATGATGCCATCAGCAACACGCTTGTAGTCATCCCACCCAACTTCCGAGGCGATTTCAACATCACCATATTCATATGTTTGGACACCAAATGTGTCACTATCTCGATCAACAGTACGAGCAATTGGTGGAGCAATCTCAGGAGTACATGTGTAACCTTCAAGATCCACTGAGCGGTAGCTACAAGACGCTGTAGGAGCGATTGCAAAGGCTCTAACCATATTGTTAGCCGTTGCTACTTTAGCTGCATCACGGATCCCCTGAGCAAGAGCTTGGACGATTAGGTATGCTTTAGAATACCCGTGTCCACCATTGATGTAATCTTCTAGTGTAAGACCGAAATCTTTATAGGTTACTTTATATCTACGTAGGAGGTTTGCAAGTCCAAGCATTCCGAGTCCCACCTGTCGATCAGTTTTAGACGGGAGGTATTCTCCAGTGTCTCCGACACCTGTTCTACCATGCAATTTGCACAACTCGGACATACCTTTATAGAATGCAGCTGGGATGTCTTCAAGCTCACAGGCACCAAGATTGACATGCTGTAAGAGGCATGTTCCTCGTGATGGCAGGTATACTTCAAGACAGACGTTACCGTAGATTCGATTTCCATAGGGATCATAACGAATTTTATTCAACCAGATGTCACCTCGCTTGATTCCTTCAAGCAACTCTTCCTTGTACGTCGAATCCTCCCACATTTCGTGGGTAAGGTTGACGCATCGTTTAACCCAAGGAAGTTCGTGACGAGGGGTGTTGATAAATTCAAGGACATCAGGATGATTGAGGTCCATATGCAAAACAACGGCACCATTTTTGTAAATACCACCACGCCTAAGTGTTTCATTAAGAGTAGAGTAAATTTTACCAAAAGAAATAGGTCCTGAAGCAGTCAACCCCTTTCCATTCTCGTGACCACGACCACGAATCTTAGATAGGTGTACAGCACAGCCTGCTCCATAACGTAGAGCATGGCTGACAAACCTCCAACTAGCTTCAATACCTTCAGGACCCTCCATTGAGTCCTCAACAACAAATACGGTGCATGATACAGGGAGCCGGGAAGTAGGATCATCGATCCAACTCTGCACACGTCCGGTCCTAGCAATAACTTCAGGCATTTTCAATGAGATCTTTCAAATTTGGTGGTTGGTAGTTAGGTCCTTTTAGAACCTTTCCGTCAGCTCGGTAAAGGGGTTTGCCATCTTCAAGAAGCTTTGACATATTTGATTTGTGAACACGATCCATGGCTTCATCTAGATCCCATCCAAGGTTTGCTGCATATTGATAGCAGACATATACAAGATCACATAGTTCCTTTAATTCCTCCTCATCTGTACCCATGTGGTATGACTCATGAAACTCTGACCATTCCTCATCGATCAAAGCTTTCTGCATCTCCACTTGTGTCTCCGAGGACTTGACGCCAAACGACTTCCGAAACTCCCTTGCTTGTGTTAATAGTGTGCTGTAACTCATTTTCTAAATAGTGAATAGCTTTCTTAAGGTCTTCTGCCTTACTGCTTTTATGTCCAGCACGGCAAATATATTTAATTGCATTACCGAGGTGATAATTTAATTCTTGGTCCCTAATAAAGTCCCATACCTCTATTGATCCTCGGTTGTAGTAGGAGGGTGATTCCATAACTTAAGTAGATTTGTCATGTTGTTACCTAAAACAAAACACTGTGCCTGCAATGCTAAGAAAAGAGTAACAATATCTTCTTTTCTTGTATCAGGTCTCTCTAATGCGTCTTTAATTTGACGCATCTTCAGATCCTGCTCCATCGTCAATTTTGTAATCGGCGGAGGGGGTCCAAAGAATTGGTTCTTTGTCATAGTCTTCTGCTGTAAGGATTTTTGCGAGCCTTGCATTTTGAAGTGCAACTTCTTCCGAAAGATCCTTTGTAGCAAAAGTTTCCACCACGGTTTTCCAAGAGTAGCCTTCTTTTTCAAATAGTCCGATGGCACGTTTAACACCAATACCAGGGACTCCTGAGTATCCATCTGTTTGATCTCCAGCTAAAGTCTGAACAAGATGCCACTTCTGGCCCTGTTCTTTACTAATGATATGCTGTTCATTTAAATCATATAACCTGCCTGGAATTTGACGCATGTCTTTATCAGGACTGCAGATAATACAATCATCATGTGATGTAGCATAAATACCCATCGCATCATCAGCTTCTAATTCAGGAAGCCTGATAACTGCACACTCATCAGACAGTGCTGAGATAACGCGCCTGTATCCACAAGGTTTCTTTCTGTTTCGATGACCCTTGTAATCAGGGTAAATTTTTTTTCTAAAATTCTTAGAGTCACTGAAGAATAGCACCATTTCTGGTGTATCCCACAGAAACTCATTTTCTATTTTATTTAACTCACGCTTCACTGCATCGTATGCTTCAGAGAATTTAGATACAACCATGATGACATCATCACCCCAGTCTACCTCATCCTCAGTAAAAGCACAACATTTGTATACAATGTAATCAGCGTCTATCAGTAGTTTTGTCAATGGGTGTCTTTCCAAGTTTGTCCTTGGCTTGCTTCGGCTGCGATTGGGATTCTGAGGTTGTAAAATTCTCCAGCCGCTGCAGCGCTGTATACCAAGGATGTTTGTAAGTCTTTTGCATGTTCTGGTGCAACTTCAAACTGTAGTTCGTCATGTACAAAGGCAAGTTGACTACAGCAAAGCTGTGTTTGTTTAATAGTGTCTTGATTGATGACCATCCAGCGTTTAGCTAGGACAGCAGAGGATCCCTGAAGTAAGTAGTTGAGTGCTTTGTGCGAGCTATCAACTTTGATCTGACGTTTGTCAATCGCCTTGATATAGCCCTTCTTCGAGACACTTTTGACTGCTGTAAGAAGCTGATCCAAGCCATCAATAGCCTCAACGTATGCTGTACGAATCTCCTTACCCTTCCTCTTTGCCTTGTCCGAGGAAAGCTGTTTGTCGTAGCTGTGCCCGATCTTCTCATCACCTGCCCCATATAAAAAGGCATAGGTGACTGTCTTGACCAGTTTCCTGGATATTCCAATTTTGTCTGCATTTACTTGGTGAATGTCTCCATTAAGTAGGATGTCCGCGTATCTGCCTCCGTCATATCGGGCGAGGTAATGTGCCAACATACGAAGCTCAATACCACTAAGGTCAGCACCGACCATACATAACCCTGGACTTGCAGTGAAAAGTTCTCTAAATCTGTCGTCACTTGGCACTTGGGCAAGGTTTGGGTGTCTGTGCGCACATCGTCCTGTGGATGTTGCAATTGAACAGTGATGATGTATTCTCCTATGTTTCGTAACAAGTTTCAGCCAAGCGTTCGCACCTTCGCTGATCATTCCAAGCATCTTCGTTATCGTCAAAATCCGCAGGAATTGTGTCGCTGGCTCCGTCCCAATATCTTTCAGGGTCGGCTCGTCGATAATAGGCTTCCCGGTAGCTGTCAAATTCGTCAGCGTTAATCCATGGTATGTACTTAGTATCCATGCAATGTGATCTCGTGATGAAGGATTGAGTTCTTTTAGTTTAGTAAATGGGGCATCTTTTACATACCCAGTTGTTTTGTTATTTCGTTTTGGAGTAAACTCTGCTCCTGGGACGAAAGGGTACCTCCTGCGTAATACTTCAGTAATTTCTTGAAGCTCTTTTCTGAGAGCAGATTCAAGTGCCCATGCAGCAGGTTCATCAAAATACCATCCATGTAGTTCTTGTTCGGTGAGGATTCGTGCTGCTTCATGTTCTAACTGTAGGAATTGAGCAAGGGGAGGAAATGATCGCATAACTTAGTTGTAACTTTAACATCTTGAATACAATAATCTTCCATCTCTTGTGTCCACTCACTCCAATCAGCATCATGGCAGAAATCACCTTTATTTAAACCTAACCTATAACCATAAGCTTCTAGGCTATGTCTACCATATAGTTTCTTTGGCATATCTTTGATTTGACGTTTCGTGTCAATATCAATTAAATCTGGATGAAGTGTGCGAGATAGAATAAGAGTATCGACACAACAACCAGGCCAATCAAACCATGGGTAGAGCTTACGAATAACAGGGATGTCATACCCACAAACATTGTGACCAACAACCGAATCAGACTCTTCGAGAAGTTGAACACCTCTGATAATAGGATGTTTGCTGCCTTGATCATTGAAGACGAGCATCTCTTCAGTTTCGGTATCAAAGATGCATAAACAGTGGATAAGGGTAACATCATTGAGAAGACCGTTTGTTTCTAGATCGAAGATCAGCATTTGGTTTCCATACGTAAGTCTTGTCTACAAACTTTGCCCGTTTTACCATTTCTGGTGAAGGGGGATTTGGTGGTGTCAACATTGCTTGTTGATGTGGTGTTTCAAAAATCTGTGGATGGGTTGAACTCTTGTTCCGGTTCATGTTCTTTAAATTTACAGGTGTCTAAATCGTATTGCAACTTACAAGCTATACCAACTTCCCCAGAATATCGATTCTTAAGGACTCGCACAGTCGTACTATTTCCATCAGTGTCGGCCTGTTGATTTCTTTCAAGTCCAATAACTGCGTCAGATAGCTGTGCAATTGCCGCGCTTCCTCTAAGTTGTCCCAGAGTAACTCTTGCTCCTTCTTCATGGTTTTGATCTGATGTTGTACGTCTTAGGTGGCTTACAAGAAATAATGAAATACCTGTACGCTCAACAAGGGAACGTAACTTAGTCATAGTAGTATCAATCATACGCCTTTCATCCCCATCTAATCCACTAAGTAGAATGGATAAGTGATCAAGAAATATGATCTTACAATCTAAACCTGAGGCTAGGTATTCAATACGGTTGTAAATAACATCTGGATCGAAACTACCAAACCCATCAAACAGGTAAAGATTCCACTTACTAATACTATTATCAAAAGCTTCTATCAGTTCCTTATGAGTATGCTCTCCAATATGAAGTGACTTACCCACAGCAACTGACATCAATCCGAGTGCAGTCCTTCTATTTGATTCTTCAAGAGCCAAATAACCGACCCTTGCTCCGTTTTGTAGAAGTGAAGTCGCAAGCTCCCTGCAGAAAGATGACTTGCCAATGCCTGATCCTGCAGTAATTGTGACAAGTTCTCCGTAGCGGATACCATGTAACAATTGCTGTAAACCTTGGTAGGGGTAGTCATGATTAGATGGTGGTGTTGGTGTTGTAACTAATTCTAAAAGAGATTTACCTTCTACAATACCGTCTGGGCGGTAAGGTCTAGCGTCCCAAATAGCGCGACGAATCGTTTCAGGGTCATTAGCAGATAGGGCATCCGACGCATCTTTATAATCGCCTTGTAGTAAAGCTATATGGACCTTACCCGGTGGTAAGACTTGACACGCTTCCTCCGTTGCCTTACGGCCAGGCTCGTCATTGTCGAAGAACAAGACAATCTCCTCATAACCCTGGAGCCACTGGAGATTCCGTTGAATCGATTTCCTGGCCGCTGCGGCACCGCTAGGTAAAGATACCATCGGCCACCCCGGCATAGCTTCATAACACGAAGCCGCATCGAGTTCGCCTTCTGTAATGACAACTCGTTTTCCAGAGGAAGGAAACAAGTTTTGTCCAAAGAATGATCCGTCATTGTTACCTTCAAACGAAAAAGATTTGTTTTTTGTTTTTACCTTAGCACCAAGTAGCACACCATCATTACTAAAATAATGAAACCTAAGTACATTACCATCACGGTAAATTTTGTACTTCTCTAAGGTAGATTCAGATAGGTTCCTTTTCTGCAACCTTACGGCTGAGCCTTTTATTTGTGCATTAGATTTCATGGTGGATATGGTTTCAGTACCATCTGCAAATGTGTGGTGTTGACAAACAAAACAGTGAGTGTGACCATCAGAGTATAAACTATTACCATCCGATGATCCACATTCAGGACACGCTAAGTGCCTCAGAAACTCGCTGTCTGAATGCTGCATACTTTCGTGCTGCATTGTCATGATAGTTGAACCAGCTTTCTAATGAGTTAAGGAGTCCTTGATAAATGTTGTCTACATCTTCTTCACCAACATCTGCTAATATATCGCTGAACATTTCTTCGTAGAACTTTACTGTTCCGTAGTCAGTCATAGTAACCAGTCGAGTGGAATGTTTGTAAATGAGGTCCAAAGGATGTTGTTTTTCTCACACCATTTGGCATATGTTGTCTTTGATTTCTTGCTGATTGTATTAAAAGGAGCCTGAAATACCATACGAAGATCAATATCAGGATGAAGTGTTTTTACTGCCTTGATCTTACGGCGGTCCTCTGGCTCCCAGTAACCCTTGCATTCTAGATAAATGCCATTGGGTAGAATGAAGTCTGGCGTATAAATATGTTCGATGACATACGGTACTTTAACAGTTTCGTACTCATACTTCACTCCAAGCTCAACAAGAAGATCAGCAACTTTCTCTTCTAGCTTGGAACGAAAGGCCATCAGAAGTCGTCATCCTCCACGGTATCAGTCTCAACCTCGGGCTCAGAGACGCTCTCAGTGGACGCTACAAAGCCCTTGGTGGTGCCAAACATCTGTGCTACGTCATCTACATCCATAGCAGCATCACCGCTTGTTCCAGCGGCTTCTGAGAGGGACACAACTTGAACACCAACAAGCTTGAGTGACGTGCCATAAGTGACACCATCCTTCAAGATGTAGGGTTTCTGGTAGCAAGCAAGTTTGACCTTAGATCCACTATACAGTGGGACGTTATTATTTGTAATCGGTGTGCCCTCACTATCTACAACAGGAGGACGTGCAGTATCGTTCCAAGAGAATTTAACCTTGTACTTACCTTCTGACACCTCTTCCCACGGTTCAGGCTTCAGTGTAGAACGCTTAGGGTTCTTCAACTTAGACTTAGCCCACTCCAATGTAGTAGTGCGGTCAGATTCAAGTTGATCTACAAAATCTTGATCAACAATAGCAGACATGGAATATCCAAACTTGGACGGTTTCAGTACAGCTTGGTACCCTTCAAGAATAACAGGCTGTTCAGTCTTAAAAATAGTTCGTGCCATTAATTAGTGGTGGTGGATAGATAGTTAATTGCGTTTTGTAGAGTTGAGATGTTGTCTCCTAGCAAACCTATTGCAGCATTGCAAGGGTTGCATAAAAGACCACGCACTTCTCCAGTTACATGATCATGGTCAACCATCAAACGATGGTCACCACGTTTAGATTCTGCGGAACCACATATCTTACATACTCCGTTCTGCTGTTTAAGCATCTCGTCATACTGATTGGTTGTGATCCCATATTTTGTTTTGTAAGAGTTAGCCCTTGCCCTTTCTTTCACTTCAGGATTTTTATTCCTTTTCTTGTGATAAACTGACACGCATGGTTTACATTTAGAACGATAACCATCTTTGTAGTTAATACCCTTATGAAAGAAAGAGAAAGGTTTAATTTCCTTACATGATGTACAGGTTTTCATTTAGCAGAAGAAATAGGTACTCTCTATAACGGATTCCGGCTTTAGGTCCCCGATGATCGGTGGTGGGACAGGTGCCCCAATTTGTGATGCCCAATCAATTAGATAATCATGTTCAGCGAATAAGTGCATATATGTCTCTCTTACAAAAGTGGAGAGAGTAGACATATCAGTAGCACGACATAGTACTGAATCATGAATTAATGAGATGGGAGCGTTAAAACGTAACACGCTAAGATGCAAGAGACTAGCATCAAGGGAATGAATAAGGTTAGGTGCCGTAGCATTTTTATGGTGGTTCTTATCTACTTCATTGCTCTCATCAGTAGCAACTGTCATCTTACATCGACCAAGAAGTTGTAGATTAAGTGTTTCAATCTTCTTCTTCATCAGACGTTGATGTACAACAAAACCAGATGGCGTAACCCACTCAAGTTCTGTCTTGCCTTCACTGATAGCAATGTCAACCTGTTGTTCAATCCATTTCATAACTGCCATAGGACCAGGGACAACAAGATCCATAGCATCCCTAACAGCTTTTACTGTCTTTGTAAGATCTTCTTTACTGATCTCTACATTCTTCTCCTTCAATGCGTCCCTGATGTAACCTCGATTACTAAATGGTTTAGCATTATAAGGGACAGTCATAACAACACGTTTGACAACCTTTCTGTCCATGTAGGGTTGAATTGATTCAGGACAGTGTGGTGCAGCAGTCTCAGAGACTACTTTATATGCGTCTTGTGGCCTATCACTAGGTAGTACATTGACTAATCTTGCAGTGTTTGCATCCCGTGCAAGTCCTGCGAGGATTTGCAACCCACTACAGGTGGCATCGGTGGCAACAGCCAAACCAGTATGCTGACGGTCACAAGCAATAACACAGTGATAGTATTCATCACAGGCTGCCAGGAATTGCCATGGTTCATCTGCCACTTCCCATTCAGGTAAATAATTAATTGGATCTGTTGCTACATTAGTTATGAGTGTGGTGTTATTTGCTACCCACTCTAACCTTTCTAACATTGGTGCTTTATCAAGACCATAAGTTGTAGCTACTTGAAAAGCTAACCATTGCTCTGCTTCAGGTGTCATAAATGACTCATCAGCAAACCTCAATAGGCTTTTACCAAAGTCAGTATCTTGCGGTGTAAGAAATGCAGGGATGGGATAGGCTCTACCTCTATAGTCAAACGACCAAGGAATAAAGAATCGTTCCCGATTTTTGAACCTCTGCACTGCTTCCATCGTCATCCTTGTACGACAGGATTTTCTAAACTCCTGTGCGTTAAGGTTCATAACCTCTGCTGCCTCCCTCCTGTACGCCTTACGTGCGTCCTTGTTCTCCGCAATATCAAACGGTTTAGGAGGTAGTTCGTGATTATGAATAGGGAGAAACTTACCGACAGCTCTTTCCAATCTATCTAGTTCTTCCGCTACACCCACAGTAAAAGGGTTTAATCGGTAAGCCACCTGTTGTATCTTATTGAGAAACTTAATTGGTGTTTCCCCCTGTATACGGGTGTCATGTACACGCCTCACCATTTTGTGACCGCGCATTACCTCATTCAATAGGTAACCACCCGCTGTGTCATTAGTCCAATCATTAGGTGGAATCAACATAGGCCACGCAAGTGGAGCAAATAACTCCGCATCACGCATTACCTTATCTTTGATTTTAAGAAACTCAGGAGTTGGAATAATGTATTGGACGGTCTTACGACCTTCCCTCCTGATGTCCTTATCGAACCACCCGCTACTCTGCATGATGCAATCAAGTAGCCACGTTCCAAGTTTAATGCGATTAGCTCTTCCCCATGGTTCCCATTGCTTGACATCATAACGATTCATCAATGTACGAATAACAACAAGCTTTTGATGTGTACCAATAGACTTGTGCCAATAGTTCTTCTTCAGAACATTCAACAATCCAGGTGCATTGGTTTCATAATGCCTCATCTGACATTCATCCTCAACACCCTTTCCAATTGCATCACATACACTTGCAACCATATTACTCTTATCTTTGTAAGAGAATACTTTATCAAATGTAATCTTCAATGCAATCGCAGCAGATCCAAGCGGCTCTAATTGACTGACATACTGCTTGATAGTTTGAAACTGAAAACCTACACCACGCTTTAACCTATTGTGTGTAGTATCCTCAATATATCGTACCACAAGAGGCAATAAGGTATCAATAGAAGCAACTCCATAAACACTAGCACTCGCATAATCCTTAGCCTCTAACTCACGTACATTCTTGTGAAGTTTATCGAGTCCCTGTTTAATTTGCTCTCTTTCAAGTTGAATCTGCTCTTCAATCTGAGAAGGTGTCGGCATTCAGTTCTTCGTCGGTGTTTTCAATCAATGAGAAATCATAGCATGATGCAAGTTCAGGGTAATCCTCAACAAGTTCATACAGTTCTTCAATAGAAATCAGGCTCATCCAATTCATCTTTAAGGTTTGCTACAACACCAATGATCTCATCAGTGCAGATTGTAATGTCATGTGTGTCCTGCATTGATTCAATACGATTGACACACGCTTTCTCGCGTTGAAACGAGAACTCCTTGACCTTACCTGTGTCCTTGTTCTCACAACGAATGATGATGTTCTTATTAGGAACTAATGACCAGTTCTTATCTAGAACATCCTCATACTCTAATTGTGGAATAAATTCATCAGGAAGATCTTTGATCTTTCTCCAATTGTTACTGAAGTACTTACGCCTCTTACCACTCATCAGACCTCCGTACATCAATTAGTTCCTCTTCACGGTCAAGACTAAGTTCTAATGCAGACCATGCTGCCTGTTCTTTATCTTGAGCCAGGATGTTTACAACACCACTGGCTGAAAGGATAACATCATAAAGATCGTAGTGAGTGTGGAACATAAGAATTAGTCCTTAATCAGTTTACGTTGAGTTTCTTCTTTAAGGCTTTTAACCTTTTCCGAGCGTTGCGTAAGCTCACGGGCTTTCTCCGCCCTTTCTCTTTCCTCTTTCCGTCGCTTGTTTTGAAAATATTTGAGGATTGCATTGTCCATTAAGACTCCGTTGTAGTGGGTTTGCTGCGTCCTTGTACTTTACGTCGAGCAGGACGTTTCTTAACTTCATCTGTTACATACTTATCTCTCAATGATAACTCTTCATAAACAGGAGTCCATTTGTGATTAGGATAGTGATGTAACCAACAAAGAATAGCATTCTTGATGAAATAATCATCATTCATTGACTTTGATTTGGTTTCCATTGATTAGTTGAACTCGTTGTTGTTGAGTGTGATAAGGTCGCGGTTAATCTTGTTTGCTTTGTAGTAGCGATCAGTAATGCGATTAGCACGTTGCCAAATGGTAGCAGTAGCAAATAAACCAACCATACCAACAATAGCAAGAAGAATAGTGGATTCAGTGAACATCATTTACCTGGGTTCCTAATTGAAATAGTAAGGGCCTCTGCCTAAGAGATTGTAAGGGTCAACACCTTCGGGGATTGGTTTATCCCAGTCATCTATCTCACTGATAGAGTTGACAAGATCAATGATAGTGGAGTTCTTGTCAAGATACTCACCATCACGATCTACTGGTGCTGGATTACAACAAAATACTTCATCCCACCAGTCGGCAACAATGTCATACAGTTCTTGTTGTTCTTCAGTCATTCTTTGCCTCCAGTTCCACATCTTCTGTAAGATCCTCCAATCTATTCATTACATCATCCATTGGAATGAGTTTCTCTTTACCAGTCTCAATATCCTCAACCATTTGTTGTAGATGCTCCAGAAACTCTTTTGGTAAAGTGTCATCCTCTCCCAGATAAGACCAGAAGCAATCATTACACTCTTCGTATGGATCATCATAAAACATAAGGGCATAATCATCCCAGCGACCAGTCATCAAATCTGCCCAGTTTTGAAATGAGTGTTTGATACTCTGCCACCCTGTCATCCAGCAATGGCCAATCCAATAATCCCACCAATTCATCTTTGGTTTATTTGGTGATGTGCCTTTGACTTCTCTACTGAACATCAGCATTCATCCGTTTTTAAAAATTCTTCAACTCTCTCATCAGTATATTCTTCAATAATATGAT